ACATAATTAATAATATATAGGAGTATATAAAAATGATAACAGATAAACAAAATAATTTTTTATTTAATAACTTTAAAGAAAAAATTGAATTAACATTAAAAGAAAAAAATTATATTTTAGAATTATTAAAAATAAATTATAATGAAGTTTTAAAAGATGATAAAATTAATTTTAAAGAGTTTAAAGATGATATTAAATATAATAATAATGAGCATTATAAATTAATAGATGATTTAATTTATAAATTAGATACATTAGATTTATTAGATATAAGTGAGCAATATTATAAATAATATATAGGAGTATATAAAATAGCTATTGATTTTTTAATTGATAGCTATTATAATATATAATTAATTATAAAAGGATAAAACAAAATGAAATTAAATAAAAATGATATAGCAATAAAAAATAATACTACTAAATATATTAATAATATTATTGATGATGTAGAAAAACCATATATTTATAGAAATAAAAAATATAATAGTTATCCATTTTCTATAATTAAAAAAAGCACGAATAAAAAATTAGGTAAAAAAGTTTTAAAAGGAAATAAAAAAGACTTTAAAATGTATACATTAACATTAATAGAACGTTCTACTTGTACTGATGAATGTGAGCATTATTTAACTTGCTATGGGAATAATATGATGTATGGAATACGTTTTAATCCATATAATAAAAACTTTTTAATACGTTTAGAAAATGATATAAAAACAATAGCAAATGAACCTAAAAACAAAAAAGGTTTTTTATTGCGTTTGCACGTGTTAGGAGATTTCTATAGTGTTGATTATGTTTTATTTTGGAAACGTATGTTACAATTATATCCTAATTTACATATATATGGATATACTAGAAACCATAATAATAGTAAGTATCTAGATAAAAGAAATATTGCAAATGAAATAATAAAATTAAATACTTTATTTAGTACAAGATTTTATATTAGATTTAGTAATAAATTAGATATAGAAGAGTCTGCCAATTCAATAGAATTAGGAAAAAAAGGTATAATCTGCCTTGCTCAAGTAGATGAAAAGAAAACTTGTGCTACTTGTACATTATGTTGGACTAGTAAAAAACCAATTAACTTTATTACTCATTAATTAATTTCATAAATTCCCAATAAAAGCTAGTATTATTAATTTATTACTAGCTTTTTTTATATCTATTATACAATTTAAAAGCTTTTTAAAGCTCATAGAGTGCCATTAAATAATATTATGATACTATCTAACATAAAATAAAATTAAGTTAATCAGCAAGTCTTAAAATAGTTTTTATATTATAGGAAAAACTTATAATAGATATAGGTTGTAATTATAATATATGTTGCTATAATGTATATTAATAATATATAAATAAAAACACTTAATGAGAATATTTATTTTATTATTTTAATAAAACATAAAACATCTATTGAAGACATTTAAATTATATATTATTATTTTTTCATTTTATAGTTAAACTCCTGATTGAGAGTGTCAAAAATAATGGCACTCTCTTTTTTTATGTGACCTTTATGCAACAGGTGTGATATATTTATCACTATAGAAAAAACTAATAAGCATTATAAGAAAAACTTATATAGCCATATGGTAGCCATAGAGTACATATAAATATAAAATAGATAGTAAGATATATAAAAAAATAAACTGAAGCATTTAAACAGGTCATAGGAAAAACTAATAAGCATTATAGATTGACACTCTATAGTGTGACATAAATACAACATAAAAAAATTATTTATATTTTACTATTGACAATAAAAAAATAATCTATAATATATATATTAAGTTTTTATTAATTATTAAATGGAGTTTATATATGTCACATATTATAAGAATAAGAAAAACAAAATATAAAGCTAATCCTATTATAACAATAGGAGATAAAAAATATATTGAAGTATCAGAAACAAAAGAAAAACAATTAAGAATAGACATAAATAATTTAGTTGTTTATCCTAATACGAAAGTTGATTTAGTAGACAATGCTATAATAGACTTACAAGGTACAGAGATTAGAGCAGACCATACTAATTTACAGATAAATCAACATAGAAAAAGTAAAACTATTAAGCCAAAAGAAACGCATATAAGTTTATTAAATAGAGATTAAAACTAATTGGTGCTATTGAATTAATTTTTAATAGCACCATTCAACAAAAGGAGAATAGAACTATGACTAAACTAGGATTTATTGTTTTTACTATGGGAGTAATGTTTTTTTTATCAGCTATGATGATAGATACTTTTGATAACTTACTGCTATACTTTGACCATTTAATAAAAGCATTAACAGATAAAGAATATTTTTTAAGTAATATTGAAGGAACATTCAGAGTTATGCTATGGTTTTTTATGATGTGGATAGGTTTCTTAATATCTGTAGCAGGTTTATTAATGATGAGATTAATTAGTTGGAAGTAATAGGAAAATCCTATAGCAGATATAGATTGAAATTATAATAGGTGTGTAGTATATATTGTTATATTAAATATAACAAAGGAGAATTAAAATGAATTGGGAATGGGATAAAGAAACACAAAAACAATTTGAAGAAATGCAAGAGAAGTGTAGAGAATTTTCTCAAGTAGTAGAAAAGTTTAGAGATGATGTCACTAGAAATAGAGATGATATGCAGACTGAAGATAGTGCAGTAAGTAAGTTTGAGCATCAAGTAGATATGATGGCAGAAAACTTTAGAAGAATGAAACATAATTGTTTCTAAAGATATAAGTGCTATAGGAAAAACTTATAGCACTTATAGGTAGACAAAAATAAAATAGTATGTTATATAAGAATATATTAAATATAAATGAAAGGAAAAATAAAATGGTAAGAAACAATTTAGATTTAGCTATGCTAATAACTGATGCAATTTTAAATGAATTTGAAAAGAATGGTAAATGTAATATACCATTAGACGAATCAAAAGATTCCAAACCATATGCTTGGGATTTGCAAGATGTAATTCAAACTGAATTAGAAAAGATTGCTGAAGGAGATAATATAAATGATAATACTAAATCAATAGGAGAATAAATATGGCATACAAAGAAGTAACAGAAACAACAGTAACTTATCCAGACCTAGACGAGCAGGACAAACAAGACTTACGAGATAATCCTAAAAGTTTTAGAGTTTTTATAGTTAAAGAAGTTACTGAAGAGTTTGTTGTTCAAGCTTATAATCAAGAGGAAGCTGAAGATATAGCAAAAAACAAAGCAGAAAGTTATAGTAAACCAGATGGTTCAGAAGTAGAAGATATAACTGTTGATTGTACTGAACTTGATAGACAAACATATCAAGATGATGAGATAGAATTTTTATTAGAGGAGGTATTATAATGTCACATAGTGGTAACGAACAAAGAAAAGAACAAGCATTTGAACAAATGGTTGAAGACAATATGAAGCAAGGTATGACTAAAGAGCAAGCAGTAGCTAGAGCAGAACATTTTGTAGAAAAGAATAAAGATTTTTGGATAGGAGATAGTGACTAATGAGTAAAGAAAAAGAATTAAAAGAAAGGTTAATTAAATTAGATGATGAATACGAATGTAGTATTGCATCAAGAGAGCAAAGAGAACCTGAAGAAATATCTGATGATGCTTTTAAAGTTATCAATAAATTAATTGCTGATAAAAATATTACAGATATAAATAATGAAGAAGATGCTCACGATTATGTAGATTGGTATAAAGGAAGATATTAAAATTAATGGAGAGAAATTATAAAGGAGAAAACAAATGGATAGAAAAGATTTTATACAGTTTAGAACATACATAACTCAAGCTAGGAAAGTATATACTTATGTAAATATGCATCAAGAAGGTCAAGAAGGTGAGTATGTTAAGGTATCTAAAAAAGATTTGATAGATAGGTTAGATGATATTTATATTCAGAACGAAAAGAATATAAAAGATTATGGAGATGGTGCAGTAGTAAGAGATATTGATTTTAATAAGTTTACTTTTGTTACTAAAGATTTTAAAAAGTTTTGGTTTGATACAAAATGGTTAGGAAGACCTGAAGAAGTATGGATAGATTAAGAAAAATAAATCCTATTGCAAAGTTATTGAGAACTTCTTTGTTTAGAAAAAGAGTAACAAAGAATAAGAAGAAGTATACAAGGAAAGAAAAACATAAAGATGTGGTTTGTTGAGGGTTGCCCTAGTTCTTCCACTAAAAAAAGGAACTAAATTGCGAGTAATGTTTTTGGTAGTTTTTAGACTCTAAAAGAAAAAACTACCACATAATATGGAGAGAAACAAATGAAGCTACGACAACACCAGATAACTAGAGTAGAGCAGATATTAAGTGACCTTGAGAGAAAGGTAGAGGAGATGGAGCAACAAGATTATATTACATATGATTTAGGTAAAGACCTAGAGAATATTTTATTTATGCTTGATAAAATAAGAGAGGAGATTGAGAATGAGTAAGAGATATATGTCAACAATAACTGTAACTTGGGAAGGTAATATGCTTGAAGTTAAAAATAAAGAAGAATATATTAAACAATTAAAGCAAGGATTTCTTGAAGAATATGGTATACTTTTAAGTGATAACAACATAACAAATGTGGAGTTAAAAAATGAGTAAGAACCTAACAACTAAAGAACATTGGGAACTGCATCAAAGCCTATGGCATATGATAGGTTGTGATATGGAACTCAAGTATAGAGATAGAAATAATGTTGTATATGTTGACAAGAAAGAAAATATACAGTACACTTATTCAGCATTAGGAATTATACAGGAGAAAAAATTATGAGTAAAAAGAAACCTACTTGGGTATACATCTATGGAGATGAGTGCCAAGATATATGGGAGCATTTTGGATTTCCTTTTCCTAATCCAAATGATAGAATGAAACTAAAGTTTGTTAAGTATGAAACAAAGGAGAATAAAGATGGCTAAATATACATTGTATGCAAAGAAAGTGTATTACTATCGTAAAGATATTAATGCTCAAGATAGAAAGAGTGCAGAGAAAAGAGGTGCTGACTATGAAGCAGACGATAATCCAGAAAGATTGTTTGAACCTTCAGGTACTGAGTTTTACATAACAAGTATAGAGGAGAGTGATGATGAGTGATAAAGAAAAGTATGAAGAACTATGTGAAGCATTAGTAGGTATAGATGCTACTGAAAGATATACTCACGAAGATATACTTTCATATGTTTATAACTTAAAAGATACAGAGGAGAAATTTTATGACAACAAAAAGTAAACCAACAATAGATGCAGTAACATTAAATTTAGTTAATAAACTAAAGCAGATAGATGATACAATGAATGAAGGTGCTTGGGAATACATACATCTAGGAGATATATTAAGATTACAAGATGCTTTTCATAAAGCTATTAGACACTATGACCTAAAGAAAGAAGGTGGTATACACGACTATGGAGCAGACAAAGGTAAGTACCAACAGTTCTGGCATAGTGATTATGTATGTCATACAGACCCAAAAGCATTTGACCCAAGCAAAGTAGAGGAGGAAGATGATGAGTAAATATACATATGAATATGAGGTTAAAAAATTAAATAAATATACTATAGAGTGTGATAGAAAACTTACGATTGGTGAAGTAAATTTTGTTATGTTTGAAGTCCAAACAAAAACAGATTTAAAAATAGAAGAAATGACATATAAAATTCCACTAGAAGATGGTACTATTGCACTTATTACTTATGCCCCTATTTTGTATGGTGGTGATATAACAACAGGAAAGGAAAATTTATTAGAGGAGAATGATGATGAGTGAATATAAATATACATATAAATTTAGTGAGCAGACAGTAGACACTAGATACTACAAGGTAGAATCTAATACGAAACTTACCAAGAGTGAGATGCAAGATTTAGCTTGGTCAGTAGAGCAGACAGAAGGAGAAACCTTTAAATGTAATGAAGGTAAAGCTACCTTTGAAGGTACTGAAATTGGAGATGATGCACAGTATAAAATGGAAGAAGGAGAAGAGGATTTAGCAGATGATTAAATATATTATATACACACAACACTCTTGTAACTTTTGTAACAAAGCAAAAGATTTATTACGAGAAGCAGGCGAACATTTTGAAGAACGATTATTAGATACACCTGCAAAGCTAAAAAGATTTAAAGATGCAGGACACACAACTGTACCACAAATCTTTCTACATATAGGTGGGTTTAATGAACTAGAAGAATTTATGTTTCCAGAAGATATAGAGTTTGACCCAGATATAAAACTTGTAGAGGAAACAAAACCTACTGCAAAGGTATTACCTTTTAAGATAGGTGCTATCTCTGGAGATATAGAGAAAGATAAATGAAATACAAAATAGAAATGGAGATTGATTTTAATAAAAGACCTACAAAAAAAGATGTATTAAACAAACTGTTTGATATGTTAAGAGACAACAAAGTTGAATACAAATTACATAAGTATAACAATAACTTATGGGAACAAATTAAAAGGAGTATTAAGAATGATAAACATAAATAAAGAAATGGTACAAATATTATTAAGTATTTTAATATGGTATTTACTATGTTTTATTGTGCCTTACATAGGGTATTGACTATATGGAAAATGTAATGTATAATAAAACTAATGTGAAAAAACAAATGTTTGTTATAGCTATGCCATATCCTAAAAATAAAAAATTACCAGATATTTTAGAGGAAGAAGATGGTCAGGTAATGTATTTTAAAAAAGAGAAAGATGCTATAACTTTTTTACAGAACTTATATGATGAAAGAAACATTCATATACAAGCATTGATAGATGATAATATAAAAATTATGAGGGTACAATGACTGAAGATATTTATGAAAAAACTTTAGCAGAAAAAGAAAAAGAAGTACACATATTAAGAGTTAGAGTAAAAGAATTAGTAGAAGAAGTTAGTGTATTAAAAACAGAACTTAAACAATATAAGAGAGTACAAAGTGATTTTGGATATGATTTAGTTGTAGAAAATCCAGATGCAGAGCATATAAAAAATGAGTAGAGATAGAGAAAGAAGACTAAAAGCTACAGGAAAATGGTTTAAAAAATCTAGTGTAAAAAACTTATGGGCAAACCACATATTCCCTATACTTTTAATTGTAAGCTTTACTTTTTATTTGTTTACTTTATAAGAAAGAGAAAAAAATGAATTTATTAGAACAAGAAATAAAAGAACTAATTAAAGAAAGATATTATGAGTACCTTGAAGAAGGTTATGAATCTTTTGAAGCTATGGAATTAGCAAAGAGAGATATATATGAAACAAAAGAAGTAGAGATACATACTTATAATAAAATATATGATAGTTCTTTTGAAGTTGACTAACAGTATTAAATAATATATAATAAAAATTTTAATGGGGAAATTATGGAAAAAAAATGGCTAGACAGGGGTGCTTGTCCTAAATGTGGGTCAAGTGATGGGAATGTTAAACATTCTGAAGGGTACAGTTATTGTTTTTCCTGCAACACTAGATTTGGAGAGCAAATGGAACACGAAAAAGTAATACCTATACCTACTGAAAGTAATATAAAAACTGTAGGTGTAACAGGTGCATTAACTGAAAGAAATATTAGTAAGGAAACTGCACAAAAGTATCACACACAAGTTAAAGCAAATGGTAGTATGAATACACATCATATCTATAAATATTTTGATAGTGGTGGAAACAATATTGGTAATAAGATTAGAGATGTAGCTACAAAGAATATGTGGGTAGAAGGTAATGTAACTGATGCATTATTGTTTGGACAAGATTTATTTACAGGTGGTGGTAAGTATGTAACTATTACTGAAGGAGAGGTAGATGCTATGTCTGCCTATGAATTATTAGGTAGTAAGTGGGCTTGTGTATCTATTAAGACAGGAGCAGGTTCTGCTGTACGAGATTGTAGAAAAGCATTTGAATATTTAGATAGCTTTCAAAATATAGTCATATCATTTGATATGGATAAACAAGGGCAAGAAGCTAGTGAGAAAGTAGCACAGTTGTTTAGTCCAAACAAATGTAAAATTATGAATATGGAATTTAAAGATGCAAATGAATATCTAAAGATGGGTAAGAGAGAAAAGTTCTCACAAGCTTGGTGGAACGCACAACCATTTACTCCTGCAGGAATTACAAATCTTCGAGATTTAGGAGATGCTTTATATACAGAAGAGTATTGTGAAACAGTACCATATCCTTGGGGTAAGATGAATGAAAAGACTTATGGTATGAGAACAGGTGAGTTAATTACATTTACATCTGGTGCAGGTATGGGTAAGTCTTCTATTATGAGAGAACTTATGCACCATTTACTCAAGAATACAAATCATAATATAGGTATACTTGCATTAGAAGAGAGTATTAAAAATACTGCATTTAATATTATGTCAGTAGAAGCTAATGCTAGATTATATATCAAAGAGATTAGAGATAATTGTTTTAGTAGAGAACAATTACAAGAATATCAAAAGAATACAGTTGGCTCTGGTAGGTTCTTTGCCTTTGACCATTTTGGTTCTATTGATAATGACGAGATACTATCACGAGTAAGATATATGGCTCAAGCATTAGAATGTAAGTGGATATTTATTGACCACTTATCTATACTTGTATCAGGTCAGGAAGATGGAGATGAAAGAAAATCTATTGATGTATTAATGACCAAGCTACGAAGTCTTGTAGAACAAACAAATATTGGTATGTTATTAGTATCACATCTACGAAGACCTTCAGGTGATGCAGGACACGAGAATGGTAAAGAAATTACACTTTCACATTTACGAGGTAGTGCGAGTATTGCTCATCTATCTGATGGTGTGATTGGATTAGAAAGAAATCAACAAGATGATGACGAAGTTAAATCTAATACTACAACGATTCGTATATTAAAGAATAGATATACAGGAGATACAGGTATAGCTACACATCTACATTATAATAAAGAAACAGGTCGTATGAAAGAGATTGACAATCCTTACGAAGTAGATTATAATGCAGAGAATACAGAGGAGGTACCATTCTAATGAAGTGTTACAACTGTCAAACAGAACTTATATGGGGTGGAGACCATGATTGTGAAGATAATGAGGAACATGCTATTGTTACAAACTTATCTTGTCCTAATTGTGGTGCTTTTCATTTAGTGTATTGGGGAGATAAAGATAAACAAGAAGATGACCCAGAGATGTGGAAACACTTTTGTGAAGTAGAAGAAAGTGAAATGGAAATAGGTAAAGGAGAAGCATGTAATTGGTGTGGAGAGGAAGAACATGAAAGTCGTACTTGATATAGAAACAGATACCATAGATGCTACAGTAGTAAATTGTATTGTTGCAAAAGATATAGATACAAATGTATCAACAGTATTTGACCCAGATAATATGCATGTATTTAAAAGTTGGTCTAAAGATATTGATAAATATATAATGCACAATGGTTTATCATTTGATGCACCTATTTTAAATAGATTATTAGGTGTAGAAATTAAACCTGCACAAGTAACAGATACATTAATATTGTCTCAAATGTTTAATCCCTTACGAGAAGGTGGTCATGGATTAAGAGCATGGGGAGACAGATTTAATTTTCCTAAAGGAGAGATAGATTCTTTTGGTAAATATACAGAGGAATTAAGAAGATACTGTATGCAAGATGTAGATATAACACATAAGTTGTATAATTATTTAAAAAAAGAAGGGCAAGGTTTTTCCAAATCTTCTATTGATTTAGAACACCAAGTAAGAGTTATTATAGACCAACAAGAAAAGAATGGTTTTTATCTTGATGTAAAAAAAGCTATGTGTTTACACAATACTTTACTAGATGAAGCTAATGAGTTAGAGAAGTGGGGTCGTATAAGATTTGACCCAACAAGAAAAGATTTAAAAACAAAAACAAAATACATACCTTTTAATATAGGTTCAAGACAGCAGATAGCTGACAGACTTATGGATATAGGTTGGAAACCTAAAAAACATACAGATAAAGGTAATGTAATTGTTAATGAAGAAGTATTAGATAATATTAATTTACCAGAAGCTAAAAAGATTTCTAGGTACTTGTTGCTTCAGAAAAGAATAGCACAAATTAAGTCATGGATAAATGCTTGTGATGATACAGATGGTAGAGTACATGGTAGAGTTCTTACTCTCAAAACTGTAACAGGTCGTATGGCACATCACAGTCCTAACATGGCTCAAATTCCTGCTGTTCGTTCTCCCTATGGAAAAGAGTGTAGAGATTGTTGGACAGTTGAAAATCCCTACACTCACTCCATTGTAGGCACAGATGCTAGTGGATTAGAATTAAGATGTTTAGCACATTTAATGAATGATACTAATTTTACTGAAGAAGTTTTGAATGGAGATATACATACTGCTAATATGAGAATGGCAGGTATATCAGATAGAGACCAAGCTAAAACATTTATATATGCTTTTATGTATGGTGCAGGTGCTAGTAAGATAGGTCAGATAGTAGGTAAAGGTGCAAAAGAAGGACAAGAATTAATGAATAGATTTTTATCTAATATGCCTGCACTTAAAAGAGTTCGAGATAGTGTAACAAATTCAGCATCAAAAGGTAAGATAAGAGGTATTGATGGTAGATTACTCCATGTGCGTTCTCCACATAGTGCATTAAATACTTTACTACAAGGAGCAGGTGCAGTTGTTTGTAAGCTATGGTTAATTAATATGAATAAAAGAATACAAGCATCTGGAGTAGATGCTAAATTAGTTGCTTCAATACATGATGAATATCAATATGAAGTTTCTAAAAAAGATGTACAGAAATTTGGTAGTATTACCAAAGATGCAATGAAGGAAACAGAACAACAGTTGCAAATGAAATGTCCACTAGACAATGAATGGAAGGAAGGTATGACATGGGCACAAACACATTAGTCAAAGAATTTGTGGGTAGAAAAGACCACAAAGATTATATTAAACGTGGTACTGCAGTAGAAAATTTACTTGTAGAAGAAGGTTTACGAAGGGGATATATTGTAAAATCTTCTTCAGAGAAACAAAATATGTATGACCACATTGATTTAATTTTAACGAAAGGAGATAAAAAATTTACAGTAGATGTAAAAGCTAGAAGAACAGGAACAGATAAGTCAAAGGGATTTGATGACTTATGGACTGTAGTGGAGTTCAAAAATACTATGGGTGATTCAGGTTGGTTATATAGCAAATCTGATTATATTGTTTTTGAACGTAAAGAAGACTTTGTATTTGCAGATACAACACAGCTTAGAAATATGTGTGAAGATATTGTAGATGTAACAAAGAGAGTAGCATCATTTAGAAATGCAAATTATAAAGTTTGGGGTAGAAGTTATCAAGGTAAAAAAGATTTAATATCAAGAATAGAAATGTGTAAGATTATTGAGTTAGATAAAACATTTATTTGGTTAAAAAAGTCTTGACAAAAATGTATAACTCTGCTATAATTTTAATTTTGAAAGGAAAATAATATGAGTGTATTAAAAGGAAATGCTTATTGGGCGAGCATAACAAGCCCTAACACAACATTTGATTCTGATGGTGTGTGGACTATTGATGTAGGTAATCTTGATGCAAAGAATAAAAAGATTGCTCAAGAAGATGGTCTTAATGTTAAGAATAAAAATGATGACAGAGGAGACTTTGTTACCATTAAAAGAAAAGTTAAGAACAAACGTGGCGATTTAAACAAATCACCAGAAGTTGTAGATGCACAAAAGAGAGTCATGATTAATACTTTAATTGGTAATGGTTCAGAAGTTAATGTGTTGTACTCTACATATGATTGGGAGTTTGGTGGTAAGTCTGGAGTGTCTGCTGATTTAAGAGCAGTACAGGTTACTAACTTAATACCTTACAATGCAGATGCAGATGCAGATGATGCATTTGATGTTGTGCCTGATGGTTTTGTGTCTAACGAAGCAGAAGAAGGTGTAAAGTTTGCTTCTTAATTAAGAAAGGATAATGGGGAGTTCTGGCAAAAACCAACATACAGTAATCAGCTTGGTCTCCCCATTTTTAATTATATGAAAACAATAGACACATTAGTAGAAGATATATATAATTTATTTGACCCTATGGTTACAAATACTATAGACGAAAAAGAATTAGATAAACACTTAAAAGAATTTACAAAGAACGTAACTAATAATATTAAGACTGTTCTAAATGAACAACCTAGAAAGCAAAGAAGATTATCTTTATCTTCTATAGGTAAACCTACCAGACAGTTATGGTATGATAGACATTCTAGTTCAGAAGCAAGACCTATATCTTCATCTACTAGAATTAAGTTTTTATATGGTCATATACTTGAGGACTTACTTATACTATTGTCTAGAGCATCTGGTCATACAGTTACAGAAGAACAAAAGCAAGTAGATGTAGAAGGTATTAAAGGACATCAAGATTGTAAGATAGATGGTGAATTAGTTGACTGTAAAAGTGCTAGTGGTTTTGCATTTAAAAAGTTTGCTAATAATAGACTAGCTGATGATGACCCTTTTGGATATATAGCACAAATATCTGCATACTCTGAAGGTAATGGTGTCAAAGAAGCTTACTTTTTAGCAATAGATAAACAACATGGTAACATTGCACTAACAAGAGTGCATGATATGGAGATGATAAATGCAAAAGAAAGAGTACAGTATCTCAAAGGTGCTTTGGAATCTAAAACAGTTCCTGATAGATGTTATAGTGATATTCCTGAAGGTAGTTCTGGGAATAGGAAGCTTGCTATTGGTTGTGTTTTTTGTCCTCATAAAAGAGAGTGTTGGTCTGATGCTAACAATGGTCAAGGACTTCGTGCTTTTAAGTATGAAAAAGGTACGACATATCTTACACAAGTTTATAAAGAACCTAGAGTAGAGGAAATATTAGAATGGTAAATAATCATTGGATATTTTATAAAAGTGATAAACCTTTTATTCCTAATGCAGATAAGTTTGGTTTTGTTTATATAATAACTAATACTAAAATAAAAAAAGCTTATGTAGGTTGTAAACAATATTATATAGGTAAGTCTAAAAAACAATCTAAATGGCAAACATATATAGGTTCTTCTAAATATTTAAAAGAAGATATTAAAAAAATAGGGAAGAAACATTTTACTTTTGAAGTAATAGCAGAGTATAAAAACAAAAGAAGTTTACGTTATTATGAAATGTATTATCAAGTAAAATGGAATGTTCTTACTGCCACTATAGAGGGTAGTGATGAAAGAGCATATTATAATTCTTATGTTGGTGGTAAATTTTTTCCTCCTATTGAGTTGTATCAAGACCCAGACTATAAAGAAATGATGCGTAAAAAAGTATATGATAATGTTAAAGTTCTAGATAAAAAAAGAAAATCAGCTTTAAAAAGAGAAGAGAATATTGAATATAAAAAAAAGATGAGAGAGAATAACTATGATAATCTTGAAGTTAAAAAAAAGTTACGTGACAAAAATTTAGGAGAAAAAAGTTCTAGTGCACTTGGACCTCATAAATTAACTTTTGAAGATGGTCGTTTAATAGTTGTTCCTAATTTAGCTAGATGGGCAATGGACAGTAATAAATACGATTGGGCACAATTATTTCATTTAAAAAGGGGTTATAAAATACAGGGTGGAAAAAAAGTTAGAATATTAAAATGTAAAGATATAATAAAAGTAGAGGAATTAAATGATTCAAGAAATATTTAAACCATTAATGTTTATAAAAGATAATAAATGGATTAGAGCACCAGGTTATGAAATAAGTAATTATGGAAATTTAAAAAGTTTAAAGACTAATAGAATAATGAAGAAGAGTTATGAAAGAACACAAAGAGGAAAAAGAGATGGCAAAGGTTATATTAAATATCAAATAAGTTTAGATGGTCATGTAAACAATCAAGCGAAAAGTAAAAAAAATGTTAGTATTAGAGAACATAGAATGGTTGCTTTAAACTTTGTACCTTTTAATTTGTTTGATAGATATTTATGGTGGTCTAATATTCCTCCTGATTTTCAATTAAGATTTGGAATATTAACTCACCAAGTAAATCATATAGATGGAGATATATGGAATAACAGAGTAGATAATTTAGAGTGGGTTACACCACAACAAAATACTAAACATGCCTATGCTAATTTTGATAGAGAACATCATTCAAAAATTTGTGCACCTTTTAACAAAAGAAAAGTATTAGAAGGAATACATAGAGGTAAAAATAATCCTATGTATAAACATGGAAAAAAAACACGACCACTAAATTAACAAAGGAAAAAACATGGCAATAAAAACACATATATTAGAAGCAGTTATGTCTCACTATACAGCAGAAAGAGATAAAGCTTTAGCAAATATTAAGATACATCTTAACAATCCTGTAGGTGTAGGTGAACATCCTAAGATTGTAGAAGATGTTATTGAATTAGTACATAAAGCATCTGAAGCAAAAGATGCAATAGAAATGTTGACGCATATAGTAAATGACGAAAAAGACCATTGACATTTTTTTAGATGTAGAGTATAATAAAAAAGAATCAGCAGAACGAGGTTTGTTTTTATCTGTTATTTTACAAGCATTATTAGATGCAACTAATAATAAAAGTAAAGTACATAAAGATAGAGCCATAGCATGGTTCTTTTGTAGTGTTGGTGTTACGTGTGATAACTTTGAGCAAATATGTGAGCATGCAGGATTAAGTCCTACATACACAAGAAGTTTTGCATACAAAGTTATTCACTCACCAGACTTAAAATATGTTAGACAAAGAATAAAAAAGATACTATAATATGGAATTTAATTTATTAACATGCTTTATAATAGGAATAATATTAGGTATGTTTATTGTTTTAATAGCATACTTTTTAACAAAATTATAGGAGAGGATTATGGGATTAATGGATGAAGCAATTAAAGATACTATAAAAGATACAAAAGATTTTAAGAAAACAGATTTAAAAAGATTAGCTACAAGAAATAAACAAATAGGTGGTAATCATTATAAAAATTTAAGTATACAACCAGTAGATTATATTGTAGAAAATAACTTAACTTATCTTGAAGGTAATATAATTAAATATATTACAAGACATAGAAGAAAAGGTGATGGAAAAAAAGATATAGAAAAAGTAATACACTATGCTGAAATGATATTGGAGATGGAATATGGGGAATAACTATTTACCAACAGAATATCAGACGTTTATCCATGCGTCTAGATATGCACGTTGGTTACCTGATGAAGGTAGAAGAGAGACATGGATAGAAACAGTATCTAGGTTTAGTAATTTTATGCAAGGTCATTTAGATAAAAATTTAGGTGTAGTATTAGATAGTGAAGTATGGAGAAGAATAGAAGATAGTATTATAGGGTTATCTGTTATGCCATCTATGAGAGCATTAATGACAGCAGGTCCTGCATTAGAAAGAGAAAACATAGCAGGATATAATTGTTCTTATATACCTATTGATAATCCAAAAGCATTTGATGAAGTATTATATATACTTATGAATGGTACAGGTGTAGGTTTTTCTGTTGAAAGACAGTACATAGATAAGTTACCTACTATACCAGATAGAGAGTTTGAAAAGACAGATGATGTTGTTTCTGTTAATGATTCTAAAGAAGGTTGGGCAAGAGCATTTAAGGATTTAATATCTTATCTTTATACAAATAGAATACCAAAGATAGATGTAACTAAAGTTAGACCTGCAGGTGCTAGATTAAAAACATTTGGTGGTCGAGCAAGTGGTCCTCAACCTTTAGTTAATCTATTTGATTTTACAGTTGAAAAGTTTAAAGGTGCTAAAGGTAGAAAGTTATCTTCTATGGAAGCTCACGATATAGTTTGTAAGACAGGTGAGGTTGTAGTGGTAGGTGGTGTGCGTAGGTCAGCTCTTATATCTCTGTCTAACTTATCAGACCAGAGATTAAGAGTTGCCAAGTCTGGTGCATGGTGGGAGACTAATCCAGAGAGAGCATTAGCTAATAACTCTGTAGCTTACACAGAGAAACCAGATGCAGGTATCTTTATGAAAGAATGGTTAGCATTATATGAAAGTAAATCTGGTGAACGTGGTATCTTTAATAGAAAGTCTGCTCAAGAAAAAGCTAGAGAGAATGGTAGACGTAATGGTGATTGGGACTTTGGTACTAATCCTTGTAGTGAAATTATATTAAGACCTAATCAGTTTTGTAATCTTACAGAAGTAGTAGTAAGACCATTGGATACAGAGGAGTCATTACATAATAAGATAGAAGTAGCTACAATACTAGGTACAATACAAGCTACACTTACAGACTTTGGTTACTTGCGTAAAAGATGGCAAACAAATACAGAAGAAGAAAGATTACTTGGTGTATCTCTTACAGGAATTATGGATAATAGTCTACTATCTAGAATGAGAACAGCATTACCAGATGTGTTAAATAAGATGAGATACAAAGCTGTATTAACAAATGAAGAATGGTCAAAGAAACTAGGTATACCACAATCAACAGCTATTACATGTGTCAAACCTTCTGGCACAGTTAGTCAATTAGTTGACTCTGCTAGTGGTATTCATGCTAGACATAATCCATATTATATTAGAACAGTTAGAGGAGATAAGAAAGACCCATTAACACAGTTTATGGCAGACCAAAGCATACCTTGTGAAGATGATGTTATGCAACCTAATAACTCTGTCTTTTCTTTTCCTATGAAAGCAGACTCTAGTGCTATCTTTCGATATACTATGACTGCTATTGAACAGTTAGAGATATGGAAGTGTTATGCACAACATTGGTGTGAACATAAACCATCAGTAACTATATCTGTTAAAGAACACGAATGGATTAATGTAGGTAACTGGTGTTGGGATAACTTTGATACACTATCTGGTATATCTTTTTTACCCTTTTCTGACCATACATATCAGCAAGCACCTTATCAAGATATAGATGAAGTACAATACAATGAATTACAATCAAAGATGCCTAAAGATATTAACTGGAATAAATTACAAGAGTATGAAACAGAAGATAATACAAGAGGTTCACAGGAGTTAGCATGCAAAAGTGGGTCGTGTGAATTGGTGGATATATAATGACTAATAAAAATTTAAAAGAAAATATTATAGATGTACTACAAAAAGTATATGACCCTGAAATACCTATTTCTATATATGATTTAGGTTTAATATATAATATAGATATAAAAGAAAATAAAGATGTAAATATTCTTATGACACTAACAACACCACATTGTCCAGTAGCACAGGAATTACCAAAACAAATAGAAGATGCAGTAGCAACATTAGAAGAAGTTAAGAAAGTTAAAGTTGGTATTACTTGGGACCCACCTTGGACACAAGATATGATTTCAGAAAGTGGTAAACTAGAATTAGGATTAATATAAATGACACTACTAGATATAATATGTAAATTAATAGTTAATGGTATGGTTATTTGCGTAGGTGCTTGGTTTATCTATGTAATAGTTATGGCTATATTAAACACATTTGGTTTATTAAATATATAAAAAAGTTCTTGACTTTTATATGTTTATAATGTATAATTACATCATGAGTGCCAATAAAGGACTCATTTTAACTTGCTTAATAAGGAGATAAATATGGTTAATTTTGAAGTAGATACATTCTCAAGACAAGCTATTGGCTTTGATAGATTGTTTGATGTAATGAATAACATAAGAGGGACAGATACAAACTATCCACCTTATGATATTATAAAAGAAGATGAAGAAACTTTTATTATAGAGTTTGCTTTATCAGGATTTAAGAAAGATGATTTAAATATTGTAGTTAAAGAAAATCATTTAACAATAAAAGGTGATTATGTAAGAGGAGATGATATTGAATACTTACATAAGGGTATAGCAAAGAGGTCTTTTACTAGGGACTTTGTTCTACACGATACGTTACACGTTGAAGACGTTACATTCAGCGAGGGTATATTAAGATTAACTCTTAAACAAATGATACCTGAAGAACAAAAACCTAAAAAGATTAAGATTAATTAAGTTAATAGGGGAGTTGAAATATACTCCCCATTTTTTTTGGAGAAAATATGAATAAGTTATTTATTATGCTGACATTATTATGGTTACAAAATATATTTTTTACTAACGTATATGCTTTTGATTCGTTAGGTTATAGATACTATCATGATTTAGATAATGAACATGATGGTTCAAAGTTTAGAGCTTATGCTACTAAAAAGTTTTATAAAAGTAAATTTAAGTTTGCTTATGAAAGAAAAAGAACAGGTCGTGGAGTAGAAGCAGGTACTTGGTTTATTGACCACGAATATAAATTTTAAGGAAATGCATATGCTATTAAAAAAACAAATGGTAAACACAGTTTACGTAGGGTATGACCCTAAAGAATATACTGCTTATGAGGTATTAAAATTTTCATTAGAAAGAATATCCACTAAACCTGTTAGAGTTATACCTTTGAGAAGAGATATACTTACAAAGATAGGTATATATACTAGAAAACATAATAGCATTGGTGGTCAAGATTATGATGAGATAGATGGTAAACCTTTTTCTACACAGTTTAGTTTTAGTAGATTTTTAATACCTGCACTAAACATGTATGAAGGTTTAGCTTTGTATATGGATTCTGATATGTATGTAAGGTCAGATATATCAGAACTATTTGAGAAGTGTAAAGATAATTATTATGCTATACATGTAGTTAAACATAAATATGAACCTACAAATAAAACTAAAATGGATGGTAGAGAACAACATGTATATCCTAGAAAAAATTGGTCTAGTTTAATTATGTTTAATTGTGGTCATGAATACAATCAAAAACTTACACCACAAGAAGTAAATACTAAATCAGGTAGATGGTTACACACTTTTCAATGGTTACCAGATAAAGAAGCAGATATAGGAACAATACCAGAAGAATGGAATTGGTTAGACAATCATTCCTCTACAGATATAGATGCAAAGAATGTTCACTTTACAACAGGTGGTCCTTGGTTTAAAGACTGGGGTTCTAAAAGAGATAAAGATACACAGTATGCTATTGAGTGGTCTAATGATGCAAGATGGTTACAAATGCATAACATACTAGATGCTAATAAGGATTATATGATATGAAAATAAACTTTGTTACATCTTATAATGAAGACTTATATAATAGATTTGGTAATATATTTTTTAAATCTATACAGGAAAATTGGGAACCTACTTTAAAAGTAAAAGCTTACTATCATAACTTTCCTGCTGATAAATATTCATTAGATAAAGCTATTGAGTATTCTAATCTTGAAGATAATAAAAAATATAAAAAATTTAAAGAAGATAATACGAAACATAATGGTACTGAAGATGGACAGATACCTTATAATGCAAAGCTTGATGCTATCAGATGGTGTCATAAAATGTTTGCATTAACAGACTATGCATTTACATTAACAGAAACTAATAAAGATGCAGGTTGGTTAGTATGGATTGATATAGATTGTTATGCTAATAAAAGATTAACATATAAAGAAATGTTAGATATGTTACCTGATAGTGCTGATATAGTACATGGTGAAGGTATGTCTTTTATGGCTTTTAATCTAAATAAAAAACCACCATTAGATTTGTTGTGGGATTTGCGTAGAATATATATGAATGACGAACTTACTAACTATAGAGAATGGCATGATGGTTTTGTTATTCAAAGATTATTAAACTTATATAAAGCACATGGTTTAAAAATTCATAATATTGAAAACCAAATATCAAATTATATTGTTCATTTACAAGGTGTATCTAATTCTAATATTATACCTTTAAGAGATTCACAAGGTAATCGTGTATTTGAATTATCAAAAGATAAAGTATCCCAAGATATATTACCATCAAGGTATCAAAAAAATGCTGAACTTATTAGACATTTTAAACCTAAAACTATATTAGAAACAGGTACATGGAATGGTGGTCGTGCAATAGAAATGGCATTAGCTGCTTTTGAAAATACAGATAGAGTTGTATACTATGGTTTTGATTTGTTTGAAGATGCTACAATAGAAACAGATAAAGAAGAATTTAATGTTAAGGCTCATAATACTTTAGAAGCTGTAGAAAAAAGACTTGAAGAATTTAAAGCTAAAATGAAAGAAAAAAATAAAACATTTCATTTTGTTTTAACGAAAGGTAATACAAGAGAAACATTAAAAGCTGAAAATTTATTTGAATTTTTACTAGATATAGACTATGCTTTTATAGGTGGTGGTGATAGTATTAAAACAAAACAAAGTGATTATGATTGTTTAAAGAATGTACCTGTAGTTGTTATGGATAATTACTTTTCTAAAGATACAGATGGTAATGAAGTAGAAGATAAATATAAAGGTACAAATAAAGTTAAAGAAAAATTAAATAAAAAAATAACAAATAATATATTACCTAGTGAAGATAAAGTAAGAGAAGGTGGGCATACACATTTATTATTTATATTACATGATGATAAATTACCTGCTCCTTCTAAACATTTATTTAGTGTTCCTATTAAAGTTAATCCTAGAGATTGTGTGCCTAAAGATTATATTAGAAATAATATAAAAACAAATTTTAAAAAGATTAATAAATGGTTAGAGAAATTTCCTTTACATGATTACAAATGTATATTAGTATCAGGTGGACCTTATACAGATTATAAAGAACTACATTCTACAATTAAAAATAATCCTAATGCAAAGGTAGTAGCTGTTAAACATTCTTATCCTAAATTACTTGAGCATGGTATTAAACCTTGGGCATGTGTTGTATTAGACCCTAGACCTATTACTGGTACGAGTACACATGGTGTAGTCAGAAAAGATTTGTTTAAAACAATAGACCCTAATACAAAGTTTTTTGTTGCATCTATGACTGACCCTTCTGTTACTGATTATTTAATAGAAAGGAAAGCAAACATATGGGGATGGCATGCATTTACAGAATCATTACGTGACCCTGAAGAACAAAAGAAAGGTATACAAAATAATTTAGTAACTTTAAATAAAGATTTAGGATTGCCTGAAGGAACTACATTAATAACAGGTGGTACCTGTGCAGCTATGAGAGCTATAGGTATTATGCATACATTAGGTTTTCGTTTCTTTGATTTGTTTGGTTTTGATTCCAATATGAAAGAACCTACTGAAGAACAAAAGAAAGAAACAACAGGTGCAGAAGGAGAACAACCTAGACCTAAATACTTTAAAGTATCTGTAGGTAAACAAGAGTTCTGGACAACAGGAGAATTACTTGCATTAGCACAAGATTGTGAAAAATATTTTAATGAATCACCTATGGAAATGGATATTAATTTTTATGGTAAAGGAACTTTAGTTTCTGCTTTATGGAAAACATCTAATAGATATAAACAAAAACAACAATCTTTTAAAGGGGATTTATAATGTTAACACAACCTTCAGAAGATTATTATGAATTAATAAATTCTTATAAAAAATTACATAAAGAAAAAGGTAAGTTTAAAGGTATAAGTTTAATACCTCTTGTAACTACATTAATGAAAATTGTAGAAGAAAATAAATGTAAAACTTTATTAGATTATGGTTGTGGTAAAGCAGTTCCTTATATGAAAAGAAGATGTAAAGAATTAGGTATAAGAAAACCTATACAAGAATTACTTAATTTAAATTCATTTGATTTGTATGACCCTGCTTATCCTAAATATAATAAACTACCTAATAAAAAATATGATATTGTAATATGTACAGATGTATTAGAACATATAGCAGAACAAGATTTAGATTGGGTATTAACAGAGATATTATCTCATAGTAAAAACACAGTATTCTTAAATATATCTTGCCAACTTGCTTTAAAACATTTTAAAGAAGGTAAGTTTAAAGGACAGAATGTACATATATCTGTTTTTAATCATGATTGGTGGTCAAATAAAATAAAAAATATTTGGAATAATTTTAAACATTTAAAAATATATATAATATGTGTGGGAAAAGAATATACTCATGCTGATTTAATAAAAAAGGAGAAAGAATAATGGCATTAACTGCACTAATAGGACCTGCTACAAAGTTACTTGGTAAGTTCATAAAAGACAAAGACAAACAAATGCAACTTGCACATGACCTGTCTACTATGGCAGAGAAACATGCACAAGAATTATCTAAATCACAAATAGAAGTAAACAAAGAACAAGCAAAACACCCTAGCTTATTTGTTAGTGGGGCTCGCCCTGCAATAATGTGGGTCTGTTGTCTTGGATTACTATGGCAGTTTTTTGTAGGACCTATATTAACTTGGACTACAGGTATATGGTTTCCTGAAATGGTTCCACCACAACTAGAAGTAGAAGGATTAATTACATTAGTAATGTCGCTTCTAGGACTTGGAGCTATGAGGTCTTTTGAGAAATCTAAAAATGTAGCAAGAGATAATTTAAAGTGACAACTGTATTTCTATTAGTAATTTATTTAGGTGATGCTGTTCAACAAAGTGATATGCATTTTCGTGACATTAATAGATGTAAATACTTTGCTAATAGAATAAGTAAACAACCTGCAGTACCAGGTACTAAAAAAAAATATACTGGTATTTGTAAACCAGTAAATGTAGATATTACAAACCCTAACATAAGGTTATATCAATGAATATATTTGACTATATATACTATAAATTAAAGAATGTAGATTCTATGTATTATGAAGTTTTTGCTTATGCAATTATAACAGGATTAATATGTGGAGGATTTCATTGGATAGTAGGATTATTTTAAATGGCTCTTAATGACAAACAAGAAAAGTTTGCTCAAGCTTACTTAATTCATGGTAATGCTACTGAAGCAGCTAGAGTTGCAGGTTATAAAGCTAACTCTAGTTTTGCTTTAGCTAATACAGGTCATAGATTAAAAAATGACCCTGAAGTACAAGAAAGAATTAAAGAGTTAGAACAAAATTTAGAAACAAATGTTGATGTTATTACTGAAATAGAAAGACAATATGAGTTTGCTAAAACAAGTGGTCATACAAATAGTGCTATAAAAGCATTAGAGTTATTATCTAGAATACGTGGTGCTAAAAGTGATAAAGAAATTAGCACTTCACCTGAAGGATTAGAAACTAATATAGTAGAAGCTTTAGAGGTGTTAGGTAAAAATAAAGTTATGGAGCTTGTTAGTAGATGTAAGTTTAATAAACAACTAGAATTAGATACAGAACAGCACCAACAGCACCAAGAAAAAATACAACAAGAGCACCAAGAATAACATTCTCTACCATTTGAGCTTGTTTTCTTTTAGCTTCTAATATTGCTTCTTTTTTTTTCTTTCTTATACTAGCTTGTATTCTTATTACTTCTGCCCAAGCATTAGGACCATAGGATAGATTTACAAAGTTACGTAAATCATTTTCCATTTGTTGTGCTTTTTTTAAAGCAGCAAAAGACTCTAGTGCTTCTTCTTCAACAGAGCCAAAGCTCCTGCCTTTAGCTTTAGTATGTCCTTCTTTAACATCTTGAATAGCACCCATCCATCTGCCAAGGTCTTTGGACATGTTTTCAATTTCTTTACCAACTTGGAATCCTTTTTTAATTGCATTATACGCAGTTGTAGCAACACCAATCGCTGATATAGGGTCCACATCATCTCCTTATTTATAAGACCATATCCAAGGTCTAGGTGTTCCTTGATATTTATTAGGTTCTACATCATCTAAATGTATAAATCTTTTACTATGGTCTCCACGTTGTTGTATACCTATACCTGTAAAACCTAATTCTAAAGCAAGTCTAACTATATTATAGGCTTTTTCTCCAGAACATACAACATCTACAGCTTTTCCTAATATATGAGCAGACTTACTAGAACCACCTATTCTTTCATTATATTCAGGTGTTCGATAACCAGAACTAATAATCATAGATTGTCCTAGTTTTTCTCTTAAAAGAATAAGCTTATCCATAAACTCTTCCATCATTTTAATTTCACCTGTGCCCCTACATCTTAATTCATCTTCAGAAAAATAATTCCATCTTTTATTCATTATTATAAACCTTTGTAAGAAGAAGCTACCATTAAGTCTCCACCATTTTTTCTGTTGTAGACTTTTCCACCTTTTTTAGCTTTACTTATTGGTCCTCCTTTTTTAGACATAGCCATAGGCTCATCAAATATTGGTTTTTTTTTCTTTTTAATTATTGGTGTTTTCTTTTTAATTTCTTTATTAGGTCTTATACCCATTAAATATTTTCTTAAAGATTCTCTACCAAAAGATGTAAAACCTGCTTTTTGCATATCTTCTTTAGTCACAGCAGCTTTTTCTATTCCTTTTTTATCTTTAAAAGTTTTCATTTTTCTTGTCTTTGCAGCATCAATAGTTGTAGATAAACCACCTTTTCTACCTACTTCCATTAATCTTCTTTGTTTTTCTTTCATATTCATTGTATTCTCCTTTATTTATTAGATTGTCTTCTTATCATATCATCTATCTTACTTTCTAGTCTATCAAATCTTTGTAAGAGTTGTTGCATATCATCTTTTACATCTTCTTTAGTAGCATACATAAGAGCCATCTTTTCTCTAGATTCTGCAGCTTCTTCTTTTACTTTAATAATAGCAGCAGATGTAGAACGTATCCACCATAGAAATCCACCTATAGCCATTGTTAGTATTGCGTTCCATATCATTGTCATATCTGCCATTGTTTATCTCCTAAAATTTTTTATTTGTATATTCTTTATGAACATTTTCTAGTTTAGTACGTAATGAAGAACCTGGAGACATATCAACTTTTAAATCTCCTATTCTTTCTACTAATTTTTCATTAGATTTTGTAGATAATAATAATTGATTATTATCATACTTACCTTTAAGTAGTCTAGTTATAGCCTGTTCTTTTACATTACCTGTTTTTAAATTTTTACTAACAGCTTCTGCTATTTCTTTTTCAGTCATTAGTAATTTTCTAAAATCTCTTGTTAAATAAAATAATTTTTTATCTGCTTGATAACTTTTTTCTAAAGCATCTTTATACATCTGAACAAAAGTATCCTCATTAAAAGTTCTTTCTTTATATTTAAAAACTGTTTTTGTAAATTCATTTTTAGCATTATTTTTAGCTTGATATAAAGGAGCTAATTTAAATTGAACAGCATCCATTACGTTAAATTCTTTTGTTCTTAATCCTAATAAACCATAAAAAGAATCTTTTGTCATACCATCTGTAAAAAAAGATGTTGCTTCATATTTACTAGGTCTTAGTCTACCTTTAACTGTTCCTTTTGGTTCTTCTTTTCTTCTATTAACAAACTCTTTACCATTCCAATCCCAAACATTAATAACATTATTTAATTCTTTTTGTCTTTTCTCATTCTCTAATGCCCTAGCATAAACTGTTACTTCTGTTAAAAATCCTGGACTAAATGCTGCATTAGGTCCAAGTGTTTTCTCCCAAAATTCTGCTGCTTCTCTTTTACCAGAGCCTTCAGCAACTAAGTCAGCACTTCCAAATTTAATTAAATCTGTTAAACCTTCTATACCTATACCTACATCTATAAAGGGAGCAAAAAAATCAAGAGCAACTTTAGCCATCATTGTATTATATTCTGCATCACTAATTCTATCACCTAATTTTTGTGTTCTAATTATTTGTCTAACAGCATTTTTATAAGATTGCCATATATCAATTCTTGATGGGTCTCTATAAGAATATACAATTTGTTTTTCTGCCATACGACCTGGTGTTCTAACTGTTCTATACTCAACAGGTTTAACTATTATTTTAGGAGCAGTTGAATAATAATCAGTCATTCTACTTAATGCATCCATTTGAGGTCCTGTTACATTATAAGAAGTTTGAGACTGCACAGATAAAGCATCATAACCTAATCCTAAAGCTATAGTTGCTCCTAAACCAAATAAACCTTTTGATTCTAATGATGACATAACTTTAGGTTTTTTTATATCATACCCTGTTCTTGCTAACATATCTTCAGCATTTTTATAACCTGCTGCTCTAGCTAAATCATTAACACTAGAACCTGATATATCTTTTCCTATACCAATAAGTTGATTTTTAGATGTTCGTATTATTTCTACTGCCCAAGAAGGAAAAGTACCTAAAGGTAATCCTCTTAATTGTCTAATAGCTTTTGGAACATAACTCCAATTTGGCATACGAGTTCTAACACGTTGTGCTATAAAAGAGTCAATTACCTCTTCAACACTTTTATTATTAGCAGTTGGCATATCAGTTAAATGTCTTTGAATTGTTCTCCTAGCATTACTTCTTAGACTATCATAAATACCTAATCTCCATAATGTATCTGATAATTCATAAACTTTACTTAAACCTTTTGCTGTTGCTTTAACAGGATATAAGATAGCTTGTAAACCTTTTGCTAACATAGTTTTGTCTGCATCTTTATAAGCTAGACTTTTACCTGCTAATTCTAAATAATCTTTTAATTGTTCTCCTCTTATACTTTGGTCTATTAAACCTAATTCTGCTTTATTTCTAAACCAATCTTCATAGTCTTGTCCTCTAGTTATAGTAGATAATCTTCTTATAGTTCTTACCATTCCTAAAGGATTAATAGCACCAAGAGCCATAGCAAAATTTGCATTACCAATAAAGTTTACAACTTGTGTTATAGGTGAAAAAATAGTTTTACCTAATTCACCAACAAGTTTAAATCCTGAAATACTACCTTTCCATATATTATTTAAATCATCATTACCAGGTCTCATAGAATCTAAACCATGAGTTATACCTCTAGCAAAAGCAGTATCTGCAAATATACCCTCTAAAGGACTTCTAATAGAACGAGGTAATCTTAGTCCACCTATTTGAGGAGTTATTTCTCTTCCCACTCTACCTTTACCTAAATGTTGTAAACTACCTACTTCATCATAAATATTATCTGCAAATTCATCAATATCAAATTCATCTCCTAAACCTGATATTTCATCTGCTTGTTCTTTTAAAGGAATTGTGGGTTCAGATACACCTTCTTTTCTAGCTTTTCTTCCTAATGGAACTTTTTTTCCAGGAACTAAATAACCTTTAGATAAACCATCATCTCTTAAACTTTTTAAAAATTTAACTTGAGCAACTACCTCTCCTAAAGGTCTCATAGTTTTTTGATAACGAGCTATAGGATTTGTTTCCATAGACCATAAATCTTGTAATTCTTTTGATGCTAATGTTCTTTTCTTTAATACATTTGCAGGTGTAGCACCTACATAATTTTTTTGAAACTGATTAAAAATACCATTAATAGCTCCTTCAATAGCATCTTTATCTGGTAAAGTACCTATAAAATCTTTTGCAACAGCAGCTAATATTCTATTATCAGTAGTACCTACAATATCTGCTATATAATTTTTAAAGTTTTCTATTTTAGTAATTTCAGTTTGATATTCTTTTATAACTTTAGGTGATACTTTTTTACCTGATAATATTTCATTTGATATTTTTAATGCTTTATTTAATTTTCTTGATATTTCTGGACTATCAAAAAAATTATAACTACGTTGCATATAAAATTTATTTCTTTTTCCAAAAACACCACTAAGTCTTTGTCCTAATGTACCAGAGTTTTTTAAATAATTAGAACTATCATCTATATGATTACGAATAGTTTTAATAGCTTCTCTTGTTTTAGGTTGAAAAGAAGATAGTAATTCTTGTTGTTGATTTCTAAAAAAATCTCTTGTTCTTGAATCACCTAATTCTTCTGCTTCTATTTTTACTTTTTGATTAAAAACTTTTTTATTAACCTTTATAGGTTTTTTACCTTCTTTTATTCTATTAGCATTTTTGTTAGCTATTTCTTTTTCAACTTTTATTTTAGCTTCAGGTATAGCTTGTTCTACATTTTGTTTTTTAAGAGATATAAATTCAGGAATATCTTCATCTAATACTAAAGTTCTATTTATCTTTTGTTTTAAATCAACAGGTAAACTTTCAAAGTCTTTTACTTTATATTCTTCTTTTAAAACTTTATTAAAATTTTTTACATTTAATGCAGTTTGTCTTTGAAATACTTTAGGTTGTGCTTTTTTTACAAGAAATAAACCATACGCATCTTCAGTCATACCTTTTGCTGAGTAAAATAATTCTTTTATTTTATCAGGTATAAAACTTTTTTTATTAACATCATACTTTTGTGTTGTTATTGTTTCTTCTGATAAAGACTCAACAGGTTTAGTAACTTTTATTTCTTGTATATAATCTTCTTGCACATCTTCTATAACATCATTAGAGGTAACTTTTTCACGATTAGCTTGATTCTCTAAAGTATCAGGACCTTCTTCTTTTGTAACTTGAACAGGTGCAGTTGCTCCATCATCTATTGCTTTTTGTTTTTTAAATAAACTTGCTCCATCTTTAAGAACTTTAAGACCAAGTATAGCTGATTCAAATATACCTGCAGTAACTAATTCTTGAGCAAATGTATTAAGATATTGTAATGCTGCAGGGTCATCAGGGTCTACTGCTATTCTATCTAAGAAAGGTTTTGCAGGAGCAAATGTTTTAGGAAATGCTTTTGATAGATTATCTAATGTAGCTTCTTCAGGATTAAAAGCTAATGTTAATGCTACAGAATCTACTACAGTATCTTTAGCAGCTTTTTTTATTCTATCTTTTGTAAATAAACGTGGAACTTTTTTAATAATATTATCTGCACTCTTAGCAATTTGTTTTACATCTTTAACTGCTCCTTTTGGTTTAGCTATTGCTTTACGTAATGCAACAACAGCACCTAAACCTTGTGATACATCTTCTCCTATTTCACCTATTACTTGTGCTTTACCTTTTCCATAGTAAGGGTCTGAGTAACCTTGTATCCAATCTTTTACAGAGTCAGGAGTTTTATCTCCTACTTTATCAGCTACTTTTTTAGCAGTATTAGTAATAAAATTAGGTGTTATTTTTTCTGCTTTATCAACTAATTCAGTACCTAAATCTATTGTACCTTTTACAACAGCTTTACCTATACCTTCTGCTATACCTACTTTTCTAGGGTCTCTACCTTCAGCTTGTAATTTTATATATTCATTATTAGCTTCTAAAAAATCTTCAGGCTCAAAACCCATATCTATAATATATGATTCAGCATCTGCATCATTTTTTAATATTCCTTTTTTAAAACCTTCATTAATAGCATCACTCATTTCTATAAAGGTTTGAGATGTAGGACTTAAAGAAGTTTTTAAATTAGACATATTTATTCCTAACTAGGTGTATTAATATATTTACTTCTATTTCCCTTATTAACATTTTTTTCTTCACTCTTTTTTAATATAACACCTTCATTATCAAATAAATCAAATATTCTGCTAAGTATTTCTGTCTCTACACTTTTAAGTTTACCTGTTTGTCTTTTTTGTGATAATAAATTTAAATTTTCTCCTTTAGATAAACCAACCTCATCTTTTGATAATGTAATTGTAACAGCTTTTTTTCCTCCTTTTCCATCAGGTACATTAATAGTTTTAGAAAAAGGTTCGTCTGTTTTATTAAAATGAGTTCTTGCTGCACTAAATATTTTTTGACCTGCATTAACTATGGGTCTATTTTCTCCTTCAAAAATATAACCTCCTTGACCATCAGATACTGCATCTAACTTTCCATAACCTGCTGTTATTTTTTCAATATCATTTGTGGATAAACCACCCTTTGCTTCAAAAGATGTAGCTGATTTTTTAGAAGCTTCAATAGTTTGTAGTTTATTTATCTGGTCTGTAATTTTTGTTATTGCTTCTAAATCACCTTTAGATTGTGCATCTAATAAATTCATTCTTAATTGTCTAATATCAGTACCTGCTGCAAGTCTTTTTGCTTTAGCTGCATCTTCTGTTTCTTTAAAATCTTCTGCTGTTTTACCTATACCTGCTAAAACTTTTCCTGCTCCAGAACCTGCTTCAGTAACCTCTGGTGAATAAACAGCTTTCATTATAGCTTGAAGTAAATTTTGTTCTCTACTAAACTGTGGGTCTACTAAAGCTTTTTGTTTAGCTGCTATATCTTCTTGTGTTATTTCTCCTATATCACTTAAAACTTTTTGTCTTCTATTCTGAGCATCTATAGTTGCTTGTAAACCTGCTCTACCTAAAGCATCTAATGAATAAGTTCCTGTTGGTTGATTTATCATATCAGTTAATTGAGGTAGTCCTATTTGACCTGGTACAGCTCTCTTAACTAATCCTGCAATACCACCACCAGTTTTACTTTTAGTGGGTTGACCAAATATAGGTTTACCAGTAAAGGTTCCATATAAGCTACCTATACCTGCTAATCCACCTATAAGCTGTTGACCTAAACTAGGTTGTGGAGGTGGAGGAGCTGCAAACTGTGTTGTAGTTAATGGAGCACCTGTTACTACTGCTTGATACTTTTGCATATCTGTATAAGGTTGTTCTCTCTCTTGTAAGAATTGTCTATATGCTTCATCTAATGCAGTTTGTGTTTGTGCTTGTTTTATTTCACCTACAGATTGTTGAGCACCTAATTCTGCTAGACCTGTTTTAAATGCTTGTGGTGCAATATTAGCTAATTGTGTAGCACCTTGTCCTTGTCTAACTCTTTCAGCTTCTAATGCTTTTCTTGCATCTGCAAAAGCTGCAGCACTACCTTTAGCTTGTATATCAGCTAACATTTTTTGTTGGTCTGCTAATGATTGTGCTTCTAGTAACGTACCTCTTGTACCACCAAAAGAACCTTTAGCTACTTGTGCTGCTCTAACTTTAGGTAATACATTTTGTTCAAAAGCTTTTTGTGCTTCTCTTTTTTCTATGTCTACAACAGCTTGTTGATATGGTGACATAGCTTCTTGTATCTGTGCACCTGTAATACCTGCTGCAGCATCTCTAGTTAATTGTTCTGCTTCTGCAAATTTAGGTGCAACCTGTCCCTGCAAACCTGCTATACCTGTAAATGTTTGTTGTTGTTCTGGAGTAAATTGTGCAATCGTTGGACCTTCATAAGGAACAAAACCTTCTTCTGTTCTTTTATCATATAGTGCTTGAGCTTTACTTAATATATCTGAATAATAAGGTTGTAATTGTTTAGGTATTTCTGAAACTGCTATTGGTTGTCCACCTACTGCAGGTTGTTGTTGCTGTGCTCCAAATAATGAAGATAATATTGCCATTCTATACTCCTTGTACCATTGGTTTTAAAGCAGCTAAACCATCTATTTCGTTAGGTTGCTTTGTATTACCAAATGCTTTTTCTCTAATTTGTTTAATTGTTTTATCCATAACTTTTGCTCCTTCTTCAGGATTACCATCACCTAATGCTGCCATTGTATAACTATCTACTACATATTCTGTAGGACTTACTGCTAATGTTCCTACTTGTTCTCTACCTTCTTTAATTGGCATATATACATTATCATCCATACCACCACCTTGACCAGGAACCATACCACTAAACTCACCACCTGCAGCTAAATTAATTAATCCACCTTCTTTAGTTTCTACATATGTAGTTTTAGGTGCAAATTGAAAAGAACCACCACCTACTGCTCTATCTAAAATTTGTTGTGCTGTAAGTGTTGCAGGTAACGTAACTCCACTTGGGTCTGTAATAACTTTTTGTGTACCATAACCAGTAATAGTATAACCCATATTTTGTAATTCATCTTCTGCTTGTTGGTTAATTTTATCTGCCATATTTTGTGATTCAACAACTGATGCTCCTAAATCTGCAGTAGCTCCTTTTGTTAATAAATTCATAGCTCCTTGTTTAGTAAAAGGATTAAAATCTTGACCTATAGCACTACCTATCTTTTTTACAGACTCAGGTAAAGCTTCTCCTGCTTTTGCAATTCCTCTCTCAAATAAATTAGGAGAGTCTTTTATAGCAAATTGTTTAGCTAAATCACTTGTTTGACTATCTGCTATTTTAGCTTGAAAATCACTTAATATTTTATCTGAAGCTGCAGTATCTAACTTACTTAATGCTGTTGAATCAACTGCAGTTTTAGCATCTACAGGAACATATTGATTACCTGTAAAAACATTTTTTTGAGCTAAAGCATCTTGTTGTATTTGTTGTTTTAAAGGTTCTGATTGTATAGTTTGATAATCCATAGATGCTGTTCCTTCAGGAGTTCCACCCATAAATGTTTTACCTGCCATTTTATTAGATACACCTCTTAAAACACCTGCAGTTCCACCAGTTATTGCTGCAGCTTTTGCAGAATCTGAAAAACTTTTACCTGCTAATATATTACCTACAAGAGAACCAACACCTGTTGAACCACCAAAAAAGTATGGATTCATAGCAGCTACTTTTGCTTTTAAACTTAAACCTGAAGCAGCAGTAGGAACTCCAAATCCCATATAAGCACCTGCATATGGAGCAGCTATAGCTAATGCAATAGGTGCTAATGTTTTAAATGCTTTTGACTTTGTTACCCTACTTACAGCTCTTCTTAATCCTTTTAAGAAAGCTTCTGGCATACCTGTTTCTGGATTAATAGTAATAGTAAGCATAGAAGATAAACCTTGTAATTCATCAGGTCTAACATGTAATATTAATTTATCTCCACCTCTACCATAACTAGCTACTTCTTGTGCCATAGCCATAGCTTCAGGATTAGGTTGTCTTGGGTCTTGTTGTTCTACCTGTTCCATTAACATAGCTTCTTCTGGATTCATAGGAGCTTGTTCTGGCATTTGTTCTTCTTGCATCATAGCTTCTTCCATCATACCACCTTCTTGCATAGGAACTGTTACTTGAGGTAACCTATTTAATCCACCTGTTGGTTGTTGTTGTGCTTGCATATATCGCATTGCATTAAGGGTATCATTATAATCTGTACTATTTAAATCATCTCCAAAATTTTGAAAATCTTGAACAGTTGCAGACTGTGGAAGGGCATTAGGATTTATCATTTGTTATTCCTCTTGGATTCATATAGTTAGATTGTGGTTTTGTATTGTTTGCTATGAAGTTACTACTATTATACACTATTTTTTGAGAGTTTGCCATAGGTTCTACCTTTTGTTGTAAAGAAAAATGATTAGGTAATACAGTTTGTCCTGTATTTAAATTACCTAAAAAGGTACTATTGTAAACATAATCAAAATATTTTTTATCAGTCATTTATTATCTTTATTATTTCTTCTTTTTGTTTTATAATTTCTTGTTGTTGTAACATAATTTGTTCTTGTTGTTTTAAAATATCTTCTTTACTTATAATATTATTTTCTTCTTGTATTATTTTATCTTTAGGAAATATAATTATATTATCAGTCATTAATTTAAATCATGCCATGATGTTTCAGAAGCTAAACTTACATATCCTTTAAATTTACCAGTTGATGCTGAATAAGCTATATCTCCTGCTTGTGGATTTGTAATATTAGTAACAGTAGTAACTGTATATATTTTTGTTGATGGTCTACTATCTACTTGTATATCTCTAGTATTTAATTCATTAACTAAAGTAGAACCCCATTTTTCAATTAATATATATAGCTGTCTTAATTCTTCATTATCTTGCATTTGATAACCATATAATTTAGGTATAAGAGGATACTGTTGTGCCATTATCTTCTACCATCTGGTTGCATTGCTAAACGAACTGAACCCCATCTCCAACTTGTATTAGCTGAATTACAAGATACTCTCACTCTCCCTTGCCTTCCTCTTGCTCTCATATCTATTTTAGTCGTACTATTTGTAACTGTATGTGGTGGTTGTGGTTTTTCTCTAGCTGTTGAACTTTCAGGAAAATCTTTTGTTTTAATTGAAAAAGTTAAACTACCATCATTTAATGTAAAGTCTGGTATTACTCTAGATAAAAACATAATTTCATTACCATTTGCTATATCAAAATCTGCTGACTCTATAAAAGAAGATTGTGCTATACCATCTTCTGTATACATTCCATCAGGTTCATTGTTATATAAATTATTAGCAGTACCTTTTGTTCCTGTTGTTATTGTATTTCCAAATACATGTTTATCTGCAAAGGTTGTAAAAATACTAGAACCATATGTCCAGTAACCTTCACTTGGAGAATAAATAACATAGCTATCACATTCAGTTGAATTTGTAGAAGGATATAACCATATAACTTCTTTAAATTCAGAATTAATTCCACAAAATATTTTATCTTTTTGGTCTTTATTTAATCTATCAAATATAAATCTTCTTACAGTACAATCTAAATTTTTAACTTGTCCATCAAACATATAAAAGTTATCATATCCCATCCATACTGTTACACCATCATAATCAACTGCAGCATGTGGTGCTATTAATCCACAATTACTACCTAACTGTTGAAACTGAAATGTAAAAGGTGGTCCAACAAAAGTCATAGTCCATAATGAATTATCTGTCCATATGTTAATAGCATTTCTACTTCTTACTCCACCTATTATTTCTGTACCATCTGTTAATATATTTTCTCCTGCTGTAGAACTTAATGAAGGAACCCAGTTAGTAAAGTCTTCTTGATTAGACCACTTAACTAACATAGGTTCAAAGGTTCCATTAGGGTTAGCAGTTGTATTAAATTGATTTGCTCCTAAACAAACTAAATGTCTATCATTAGGTGAAACAATAACAGAGTTTACTTTTAATGGAGTTGAACTTGTAGCACCTGAAACTAATACAGCTCTTACAGGACTTGTTGATGCATCTGTATCAAAATGATAAATAGAGCTACCTCTTCTATTTGCAACTACATCTTCACCCCAGTTATCTAAACTCCATTGTGTTATTTGACTAGCAAAATCACTAGCTCCTACAGATGTAGGACTATTCCATCCTCTAGCTCCTGCTGTACTTACACCTGCATTATAAGAAGCAGCTCCATAACCTAAACCTGTTGCAGCATTATCTATACCACTAGCTAATAAATAATGTATAGTACCACTACCTGCAGATGATTGAGCAGCACTAGATGTAGTAGCTACTGATAAAGCAAATGTATTTGCATTAATAACACTTACAGGATATGTTGTTGTTCCTAATAAAATATTACCACCAATCGTAGTAGAACTTGTAAAAAAAACAAAATCACCTGTTGCTCTACCATGAGCTGTTGCAGATACTGTTACTGTATTAGAGCTAATAGCACAAGTAAAAGCACTTGCTAAAGTAACACTTGCAGATACAGGAGTAATATCAAATATCTGGTCACCATTATGTTCATATAACATTTGAGCAGTACCAAAAGCTGCTCTTTTAAATTGGTCATTATCAGACCATGTAATTAAATCTCTACCTGCACCATTAAATGAAGCAGATACTTTAGTTTCATAGCCACCTATATTTTCTGGTTTACCTGCTCTAAAACGTACTTTATCAACATTATACCATGCACCTGCTTCTGCATATTGAGTTGATTCTCTATGGATTCCTGCTTTAAAATCCATCTTTACTAATTTAGAACTAGATGACATTTTTACCTATCAAAGTTTTTTAATAATACTGAATCTATTGTTGTTGCACTTCTTGCACTATATACTAACATATCTACATCACTTGCACCTGTACTTAATGTAGGTGCTGCTGCAGATACAAACTGCCATGCTGAATTATAAGATAATGTACGTGAACCTGAACTATCTTGTATTACATAAAAGTTTCCTGTTTGACCTGCAGTACAATTAGCAGGAGCTTTTAATGTTCTATTACCACCAAGAGTAACTAAAAAGTTATTACCTAATGCAAAGTTTACACTTATACATGCAGCATCTGTTACAGTTACTATAGGACTATAAGCTCTAGCAGATGTTCCTACTTTTAAAGAACCTGCTTCATATGTTATATTACCTCTAATAGTTGTATCAGTTGTTACTGATGTTCTTACATATCTTAAATCTGCTACAGATACTTTAGGTACATTTTCTCCACCTGTTCCTATATCTGCAGAAGCTGCTGTACCAAATCCTTGTCCTTTAACATTAGTTGCAAATACACTTGTACCATCACAGATAACTAATCCTATTGCTCCAAAAGGAACATCATATCCTGTACCACTAGCTGTTTTTATTTTAACTATATCACTTGCAGTTGTATTAGCAGATACTTTATTATTAATAACATAACTTTTAGATTGAGCAGGTACTATCATTGTTATTGTAGTATTTGTTCCACCTACTGAACCTTTAAATTCAATAAAAGCATTACGTGGTACATCACTTGCACCATCTACTGCTGATAATGTTACTGTAGCATTAGCTCCTATTTCTACTGTAGTATATCCTGCAATAGCATCATCTACTAAACTTATCATGCCATCATTTAATACAGTACCCCAAGTATTTGGATTATCTCCATCTCCTTGTTTTACTAATCTTAATCTACTTGTATATGATGCTACCATTTATTTCTCCTATTCAAATATAAATTCTTGTTTACCACCCATGAGACCACAAGTGATTTTGTCTGTTCCTGTTATCATGATTAACCAATCACCTTTTTGTTTATTTGTATATAATTCTATAAGACTATTATTAGAAGTTACTGAAAAAGCTGTTCTAGTAAGATTTAATCTATTATTTAAATCACTAACTGCAAAATTTCTAGCTGAACAAGTATAATTCATTGTAAGTGTTCTAGTTATAATTTCATTTGCTACTACACAATATGATAGTAATAAAAATAATATATGAAATATAATTGAATATCCTAAATACTTCATTAATCGTCACACTTACAAAGTTTACCAAATAATCTTTTTTTAATTTTTATATATAATCTTTTTATTTTTCTTTTATATCTACCTAATATACGTTTTAACATCATAATCATCACTCCATCTGTTTATTCTTGCTATTGTTTTAACTGATTCAATTTCTCCATCACTATCATAATTATATATATCTTGATAAAGAGCTTTAAAAGCTGTCATATCACTAGCATTATCTATTGCAGTTTCTATTTCAGCACAATCAGTTCTAATGGCTGCTACATATGTTGTAACAACACTTGGTATAGTTTTACTACTATCATAAGCTAATCTTTCTACTAACCAATTAAATCTAGATATATAACCATTAGCTTGTTGTTTAGCTTTTTCTTTAGCTTGTGTTTTTAAACCATAAGTATAAGTTTTATTACCTTTATAATCTAATATATTATTACCAGAATCATCTTTATTTTCTACATCAACTAAAGACTTTGCTGTTATAGTATAAGATGTTGTTACTTTTTTATTAGAAGCACTCCAAGTATATGTAGCTTGTGAAGTATATTCAAATTTATCATCTCCTTTTGTACCACTATCTTCTACAGGATATATTCCTATAGCAGCTTTTTCATTATCTGTATATTTTGTAAACATATTAGATGGATAACGAACATTATTTAACATAATAGATTTTGGTCTTTGATATAATTGTTCTAGTTTGTTATCCTTTATATAAGCCCACATATTATTATCTCCTAAAAAATATTACTATATTTAAATGGAACGTCACCCCAACACATAGAAAGGTATGTATCTCCACTTGTATTTGTATCAGACCTACTATTCCTGATTTTAAATCCAGATGCTAAAAAGTCTATATTTATTGAACCTGCTGTATCTTCTGATAAATCTCTTTGACCATATAAATATCTATTTACAGGATTAAATGTTGACCTTTCAGTATCATACATAAACCAAGTCTGTGCTGAATCTGCTGCTTTTATTATTAAAAATCTAGGTCTAAAACCTGTATAGACAAATGGTCCATTAGCATCACCATTTCCAACATAGCTTGAAAATTTACTATAACCTTCAATCTCTGACCACGCATATACTATTCCATTACCAGTTCCTGCAAATGTATTTCCTAAACTTAATACATCAGCAGTTGGTGCTGTATTAGCCCAATATCCTATTGCTGTTGCTGCTGATGCAGTTGTATTCCATATCATGGCTTTTGTTGCACCTATACCAGAATGATATACATGCCAAGGTTTTGTGTTACCTAAAGGTTTATGCATATAGAAAGAAGGTGCTGTATCAAGCCCATGTCCTAAAGTAACTCCACTAGCACTTGTATAGTTAGCTAATGTCATTATACTAAATCCTGCTTTTGCATTTGCTTGTAAAGTGCAATCATGATTACCTTCACTATTTGTAGCTGTCGTTCCTCCTGCACATCTCCAAGCCCAAGCAACATAAGTATCACTACTATTATTATAAGCAGCATCAGAACCTACTGTAAAACCATCACTACCAAAAGCTGTTAAACCATTTGTATCTGTTGCTTCATTAGTAGTATCATTTGGCTCTAATGATTTTGTAACACCTCTTGTTGAATCTGTTAATTTATGGTCTGCTGAACCATTTCTTCTTTTAACCCAAACTAAATCTGGTTGAAATCCTAATCCTGTTAATGCATTACTAGAACCTGTGCCAGTATAAAGAATTGTATTAAATTGTTTACCACCTATATAATCATCATCAGTTTGTGCAGGGTCTATGTCATCACTAATTGAAAGGTTTGAAGAACATAATGACAAGAACCCTGTGGGAACACTACTATGAAAATCTCCATGACTATTACCATCTGCATTACCTCCTGCTGTTTCATTTCCACCAAATGTAGAATCCTGTCCAAAGTTATAATGAGAAGGTCTATTTGCTGCATAATTTTTTGAAGTAGGTGTTACAAATGTATCAGTAGTCCAACTAAATTGTGGATTAGTTCCATTTGCAGGGTCTCCAGAATTAAAATATGTTCCATCTAAACCAAAAAATAATTTTCTATTATCCATATCTAAAGCTATATTAATAACTTGATTACTTGAAATAGCACTTACACCAGTTGATGTAGTAGTTATTGTACCTAATCCTACATATCCTGCTGCTGTTGCTGTTAATGTACCTGCTATAGATTGATATACAAGACCTTCAGAAAAACCTGAATTAGCTGTAGGTGTTGCTGTTCCTGCACTTCCTACTGATATTCCTACTTCTCCATAAGAAGAACCTCCTACTGTTTGTCTTACTTCCCAATACCATTTACCACTATTTACATAAAAAGTTGCTCCTCTTTTAGCTTGGTCTGCTGTAGAAGAACCTGTGCCACCTACTATTAATCCTCCTCCTGTTATAGTTTGAAATACACCAGGGTCTACTTGATTCATTGTACAAAAATTTCCACTACTTGCCATATTAATTAACTCCCAAATGTTGGGCTATCAGAAACTTGATGGTCTGTACCCATGTTATTTGCTGTAAAATCATTATTATTCCCTGAACTATCATTACCTAAATCACTTGCATTTTCAAATTTAAGATGATACCCATTACTTCCAAATGTTAAACCACTTGGGTCTACAGGTATCCACACACCATTTTTTGTTTCACCAAAAGAAGTTGGTGCAAGTTGTTGCCCATCAATAAATACAAATTCTGCCATATAACCATCAAAAGCAGTAGCTGTATTTTGTGTAGTTTTACCTATATAATTTTGTCCTGTATTAAAAGTTGAATCACCAGATAAACTACTTCGTTGGTCTGTTCCCCAAGTTGTAACTTCTGTTCCATTTACATATACTCTAATTTTTTCAGCATTAGTTCCATTATCTATATCAAAAGCTACAACTATATGCATCCAAGAACTATAATCTCTATAAATAGGTCCACTTGAACTTCCAAATAAATTATTACTTCTTTGTATGTACCAATAACCTAAATAAAAAGCTATGGTATTATTATTAGAGCTTCCTGTTACTATAGACTGACCATAATTAGAATCACTTTCTGATGATAATTTTACCCATACAGAATATGTAAATACTTTTAAATTACCTGCACTTGTAAAATTTCTATTTAAATAACTTTCACTAGCTCTATCAAATCTAGCTGACTGTTCTATCTGATGTGAATAAAATGCTCCACCACCTGCACTTGCTGCTGCTGCTGCTCCCATTAAATGATTTTGAAATACTCCCATTATGCGTATGCCTGTGAAATTACCATTTGAATATCTCCTCCAACTCCATCACTAGATGCTGATACTATAATATAATCTAATCTATCTACTGCACCATCTCCTGTTGATAAGGTTGGGTCTGTACCACCTATAAATTTAAAATCTGCATGATATGCCATAGTTCCACTTCCTCCACTTTGTACCATAAATATACTTCCTGTTTGTCCTGTTCTACATCCTATAGGTTGAGCTAAAGTATGAGCTGCAGTAACTGTTGTACTAAAGTTTTGACATGCACCAAAGTTTAATGATACTGAAGCTACACCATTAATAGCTGTTGCACATACAACTGCTGCTGCACTTTTTGTTAATTGTAATTGTCCTTCTAATGAAGTATTACCTGATACTCTAACAGTACCTAAAAATCCTGAATTACCTGTTATTGTTGTAGCACCTGTAATTTTAGCAGTACCTACTAATTGTGAATTACCTGATATACAAACATCTCCATCAAATTCTGCTTTACCACCAACAACTAATGTTCCTTCTAATGAAGTATTAGTAGATACTCTAAAAGTTCCACCTACTCCTAAATTACCAGTTATAGTTGTATTGCCTGTAATAGTAGCTGTACCACCAACTGTTAAATTACCTACAAGAGTTGTATTTCCAGATACACAAACATCATCATCAAATTCAGCTTTAGCTCCAACAACTAATGTACTTGCTATACTTACTGCATCTTGTAAATGTACTGCTCCTGCTACTGTTACAGTTCCACCTACACCTAAATTACCAGTAAGAGTAGTATTACCTACTATTGTACATGTACCACCTACTTGAAGATTACCTACTAATATTGTATTTCCTGATACGCAAACATCATTATCAAATTCTGCTTTACCAGTTATAACTGCAGTACCTCCTATAGATGTATTACTATTAACATCTAATGTTCCTCCTAATGATACATTACCTGTAATAGTAGTTGTACCCCCTACAGCAAGATTACCTACTAATATTGAATTACCTGAAACACATACATCATCATCAAATTCTGCCTTACCAGTAATAACTGCTGTACCACCTATAGATGCATTACTATTAACATCTAATGTACTACCAAGAGATACTGCACCTGTTATTGTTGTTGTACCTCCAATCGCAACATTACCACTTACTGATACATCATCTTCAAACTCTGCTTTACCTGTAATATTAGATGTACCACCTATTGATGTATTACCTGATACATCTAATGTACTTCCTAAAGATACAGCTCCTGCTATAGTAGCTGTTCCACCTATAACTGCATTACTTGCAACACTTAATGTACTTTGTAAATGAGTAGCACCTATGATAGTAGCTGTAGAAGATACTTGTAATGTTCCTCCAACAACAGCATTAGATACTGATATATTACCTGATATAGCTCCTGTAGGTACGTTTGTTAAATTAGCACCATCACCATAAAAAGCACTAGCACATACTTTAGCATTTGCAGCTTGTACATTTGCTCCTGCTATAGTAACTGTACCACCTACATTTAAATTTCCAGTAAGAGTTGTATTACCTGCAACTGTAAGAGTAGATGCTAAATGTGTTGCACCTCCAACAGATAAAGTTCCTCCAATAGATGCATTACTTGCTATTGTAGCTGTTCCACCTATATTAACATTACCAGATACAGATACATTTGTTTTAAATGTAGCATCTCCTGATACTGTTGCAGTACTTGCAAAAGTAGCAGCTCCTCCAACTGATACTGTACTTTGTAAATGTGTTGCACCTTCTACTGTTGCTGTACTTGCAAGATTAACAGCACCACCTACACCAAGAGTTCCAGTTAAAGTTGTATTACCTGCTACTGTTAAAGTTGATGCAAGATGTGTTGCTCCACCTACAGTTAATGTACCACCTACTGAAGCATTACCTGCAACTGTAGCTGTTCCTCCAACTGCTAAATTACCTACTAATACTGTATTACCTGAAACACATACATCATCATCAAATTCTGCTTTACCTGCTACTGTTAAGGTAGAAGCTAAATTAACTGCCCCATTTACAGATAATGTACCACCTATTGTTGTATTACCTGAAACTCTAACTGCTCCAAGAAAACCTGTTTCTCCAGATACTGTAGCTGTGCCTAATACATTTAGATTACCACCTATTGATGTATTTGCTGCTATACTTAATGAACTTTGTAAATGTGTTGCTCCCACAACTGTAGTAGTTCCACTAACATAAAGATTACCACCTACTGTTGCATTACCAACAGATATATTACCTCCAACAGACATAGTAACACCTGTAAGATTAGAGCCATCACCATAAAAAGCAGAAGCACATACTTTATTTGTTACTTGTAAATCTCCTGCTACAGAAGCATTATTAGTAACACCTAAATTACCTGATACTTCAACAGCACTTGTTGCTATTTTTAAAGCAATACTTGTTCCATCACCTGTTTGTATTTTTCTTAAAGTTCCATCAGCTCCTTCATTACCAGATGTTTCTATTTGTAATAATTTTTTATATGTCGAATTAATTAATTTACCTGTTAAATCACTCATACTGTACCCCATTTTCTAGTGTCTGGTTCTGGAATATCATTCCATGTAATATTAGCTGCTTCCCATATTATATTTCTACCACCTATATCTGGTCTTGCGTTAGGAACTATTGTATCATCTCTTACATCAGCAGCTTTATTTTGTGGGTGGTTTTTTAAATCATAATTACCTTCAAAACATTCAGGGCATACTAGCATATCATAACTGTTTAATTTCATAACTCTCATGTCATAAACAAATGAACATGAATCACACATTGCTTTTGCTTTTGTACTTCTTCTAGACATTAAACATATCCTAATTTAGGTTTAAAATAAATACTTGCTCTTTCTTTATCTTCTTCCATAGCTCTTTTAAATGTTTCTTCATAACTTGCTTTTAACATAGCTACTCTTGCATCAGGAACACCTGGTCTTTTTTGTGCTAATTGATGTGCAAGTCCATAAGTTAAACAAGGTAAAAATCTTTTTGGTATGTCTGCATTTTGTTCTGCAGACTTATTTACATCTTGTAATTGTCTTATTGCTTCTATTGTTAATATTTCTGTACTATTATTAGGTATAGGATATAAAAATACTGTAGGTTTATCTACATTTCTTTTTATAGCATATTGTGTTGGTCTACCTGTTTGTGACTTATTAGGTAATACATTATATTCTTCAAATGATATTCTTGTTAATTGTGTTTCTGTTGCAGCAGCACTTGCTTTAACTGTAATTATTAATGCATCATTTACTGAATCTGCTAAATCATAAGATGTGACACTTGTTGATACTGTTACTGCTGTAGTAAATGTTGACCATAGTAAGACACCTCTATTTTGCCAATCATTTAATAATAAATTTATAGACCTTCTAGCTGATTGAGGTGTATGACCAAGAGTTTGTTCACCACCTATCATTTCTGTAGCTTCTTGAATTACTTCATCTATATCTAGATTAAAATTATATGTTCCTGAAGATGCCATTAATATACCTTTTTAATTATATTTTATTTTTTATCCATCTATATGCTGCATAAACACCTAATCCTAGTATAATATAAAGTATTCCATCAAACCAAGATATATTATGTATTGTAGTAATTAGTTCAGGTGTTATGTTCATGCACTTTTCTTTTTAAATGTTTTTACAAATGTAGGTTTACCACTTACTCCTTGTGCTTTAGCTCTTTTTCTTTTTACTGCAGATGCTTTTTGACCTGCTGTCATTCTTTTAGCTTTTGCTAATGGTACACATTTAGGATATTTACGTTTACTACCTTTAGCATTTTTTCTACCACATGGTTGAAATTTACCATCTTTTTTAGGAGCTCCAATATCAACCCATTTTTCTTGTACCCATTTACGTAAGCCACCTCCAGTAGCAGCTTTGTAAACTTTTTTGTTCTTTTTCTTTTTAGTTTTTTTTTTACCACCAGGTTTTATTTTGCCAGAGCAAACTGCAGAAGCATACATATTAGCATATGCAGAAGGATATACATCAAACTTTCTTTTAGCTGCTGCTTTACCTTTTGCACATAACTTTGCCATTATCTAGTTCTACCACCACGTTTTCTTTTAAGTGTACCACCTTTAGAAGCATATTTAGTTTTTTTAGTCATACCTCCACCCATTCTTTTTAGTGTTCCACCTTTAGATGCATATTTAGTTTTCTTATACATTATTTATTCTCCTTATATAAATTATTAAATGTTACTTCTGGGTTTGTGTAACTATCGTGTATTTCTGCTGAATGAATATATTGACTTGGTGCAAAGTCTGGTGCACCTTCACCAGTTACCCATAAAGCAGGATTAGTTACTCTAACTCTATTATTAGGTAGTGCCACGATATTACCTGTCCATTTATCTGCATCTATAAGTTGCAGTACGTGACTTTGTTTATGTTGTGCAGAGTCATCACTAATATAACTATCTGTATAATCAACTGTAAACATATATCTTCCTTTATAAAACTCACCACCTATTTTACACATCCAAGGACTTGAGCTTATTCTATCCATTACTATTATAGAATGTCCTCTTGAGGAACAATCCCAAGGTTGTGCTAAATGTGTGTCCATTCTTTCTGGCATCTCTTCTAAAACTTCGTCTGCTACTAAACTTGTTATTGGCATCCTTGCCCACATTGCACCTCCATGTATATTTTCTTCTTCATCTATTCCAGTAAAGACTACTTGAAAACTTAAACATCTATCTGGTATTGTATTAACTGCTATCGCTAGTCCATGTAAATATTCGCCATGATAATCTATGTGGTTATTTGTAAATTCTTTTCTTACCCAACATTTAAAATGAGGAATATTACTTATTAAATACGACAGTTAGCACCTCCATCTACGTCTTGCTTGTCTTAATCTTGAGTTAGGATTCTTTGCTGCTTTAGGAAACTTCTTCATTTGTCCTGCAGACCTAGCACAATAACTCTTTCTTCTTTTAGCTCTACTACCTGTAGGGCTTTTTTCTGTTACAGCAGTTTTTAATTTACTTCCAGGATTTTGTCTTTTATATTTTGCTACTCCTGCTTTGGTAAGACCTGCTCCTTTTTTAGTAGGTCTCTTATGACCACCACCAATGGTCATACCTTTCATACCTTTGCCTTTTATTTTTCTTTTCTTTTTCTTTTCTCTAGGCATTAAACTCTACGAACTGCTCCTAATCCTTTAAGTGCAACTCCACCACCAACAGCTCGTTTAACTACTCTACCACCTCTTTTATTAAAACCCATTTTATTTCTAACAGGTGTTGGTAGATTAGGTAATCCTTTATTTCCTGCAGGTATAATTTTTAATGGTCCACCTGCTCTTTTTTTTATAGTAATTTTTGACATATCAACATCTTGATACACAGATTTTCTATCTGGAGATAACTCTTCTTTTTTAGGCATATTAATTTTTTGACCTATACTTATTTTATTTAAATTAAGATTAGGATTTGCTTTTTTAATAGCACCTAATGTAACACCAGGAGTATTTTTAGCTATTTCTGAAAGAGTATCTCCTTTTTTTATAGTTATTGTATTAGGTAATTTTGATGTTGTTATTTTATTAGTTTTAGTTTCTTTTTTAACATTATCTACAGACTTATCTTCTTTTTTCTTTTTATCTAAAGCTAAAGAAGCAGCAGTTGTTGTTAATAATAATTCTCTACTAGCTTTCTTTTTCTTTAGTTTTTTATCTAAAATATTTTTGTCTTTTTGTAATTTAGTTTCTTTACGTTTTAATCTTTTAGCTTGGTTTATACTAGGACCTGCTTCTACATTTTTAGGTCCTTTTTGTTTATTTATATTTTTTATTTGTTTATTAATATTATCAAGTCTTTTAGTATCTTTACTTTTAAAAGCATCTTTAGCTTTATTAATTAAAGTTTTAGCTTTAGTTTTATCCATTTTTTTTAAAGCTGATATAGCTCTTGGACCTAATCTAGTTGCTAAAGTTCTTGCTATTGCTGTTCCTCCTATATAAAGTCCTGCGACTAAAGGTGCTACCATTATCCTTCTCCTTGTGTTTTATATTCTCTAGGCTCTTCTTTAACTTGAGCTTCGATTGGTCCTCTTACTCCAGGTCCTTTTCTAGCTGCTCCATAACCTTGACCAGTAGGCTTTGCACTTGTATCATGACCTGTAGAATTATTCATAGTTCTTGCATTTGCTCCTACTATTAAAGTTGTTTGTTTTTTATCTTTCATTATTTATCTCCTCTTTTTTTTTAATTTATTATAAACAACAGCTATAGCCTGCTTTTTACTTTTTATATTTTTATTACCTTTTTTAAATTCTTTTATTTCTTTACTAATTTGTTTTGATACAGTAGCTCTATTTACCAATCTTACCACCTGCTTTAGATAATATAGTTTTTACTTTAAAATTTTTTTTATTTTTATTTTTCTTTCTTTTTTTTTGTTGTTTTTTTAATTCTTTTTTTATTAAATCATGATATGATTTTTGTCCCATTATTGTGCTCCTTGAATTACTGGGTTAGGTCCTCCTGCAGGACTTGCTGCTACTTGCATATCATCTTGTCTCATTCTTCGAGCTTGATTACGCAGAGCATCTATTGAGTTTTTATATTTACCTTCCCAGTTTGCTAGTGTTTTAAAATCTTTTATAAAATATGTAGCTTCTATCATACATGCAGAAAATAAAGCATTATAACAAAACTCACTAAAATAATTTGATGTTGTTACACTTGTACCTGTAGCACTAGCTAATGCCAAAGGTCTACGTGTATACTGTATCTCACCTGATACTGCAGATGCAGGTGTTGGTACAATATAAATTTGTGTATTAGTTTTTCTTGAATAGTATCTTGGGGTTCCTGTTGATGCACTAGCATAAGGAAAATAATCTATTGCATATTCATAAGGTCTTTGTAATAAACTTATTTTTGAATTAGCAGGAATTGCTGCTGTTGAAACACTTGTGGTATAGTTTACATTTCTTACGACTAATGTATCAGCAGGTAAACTAACTACTGGATTAGAAGCTGTAAATGAAAAAGTAGAATAGTTATCTAAACCTGGGTCGTCAAGTTCTTTTACTAATCTATCTTCAGCTTTTTCTACAATATAAGGTATTTGTTCTTCAAATTCTGTTGAATTATTTTCTATTGTATTTATTATATCAGTCTTTAAAAAAGAATAGGATGCCATTTAATTATCCTACTATTAGAGTAACACTACCTTCATGAGGTGTAGATATACTAACTGTTCCACTACAAAGAACACCCATTTCTCCAAAGTACATATCTGATTCTGCACTTGCACCAACTTCATATACTATAACTGCTCCTGATTGGTCTCCAATAGTAACTACTCCTGCTATAGTAGAATAGGAATGAACTCCTAATATTCTAGTTCTATTAGTGGTACTAATAATATCTCCATCACCACCTCTTTTATTAACTGTTCTTATATTTGTTGCCATATTTTTTCCTTTAAGTAGGAAGGGCATTTTACTACCCTCCCTAGTTATTAATGGTTATGCACCTTGATTACCAAACCAACCTCTCCAGTCAGATACTCCAAAAGAATATCTTTCTCTGGCTTTAAATCTGAGGTTACCAGTATCAAAATCAGGCTCCATTTTGGTTTGTAAAGGTGTTCTATTGAACATCTTTGTACCATTAGGAACATCAGTCTTAATGAACCATGCATTAGTATCTGTAAATCTTCTATTAGTCATATATCCTTTTGGGAATACTCCTAAATTTTTTACAGAGTTAAGGTCATTATCTGCACTACCTACAATTCCTGGTGTATTTAATAATACATCAGTTGTAAACATTAAGTCTACAGGTACGTGTAAAGATACAGCAGAAGAACCAATTAAGATACCTCTATCATCTTTAAACTTTTGAATTGAAATTACAGCAGATTCTAATGTAGCTTCTGAAATTGCTGCTGCTGTGCTTGTATTACTTTGGTTTCCATCTCCAACAGTTGGATGTGCAGTATTAAATAAACTTACTCCATCTCCTTGTGCTGTAGCAAAACCATCATTATAAAGTTTAGCAGCTTTTACTTGTTTAGTAGTTGCCATTGCTCTTGCTAATCCTTTTGCTCTTAATTTTGCAAAAGTATCATAAAGGTTATCTTCCATTGCTTCTTCTGTAACAGCAAAAGCTAAAGCTATAGTCTCGTTTGTATAACGAGCTGTATAACTTTCACTTGCGTCATCATAAACAACAGCAGCACCTTCATTTTTAACAGGGGCTTGACCAAATCCTGTAAATAGGACTTCTTCTTCAAAAGACCTATCAGAATTTTCTATTTCATAAAGAGGTATATGTTCGTCATTAACCTCACCATACTCCATTCCAAAGACAGCATTTAGTCCAGGAAGGAGTTCTTTGCTTATCGCAGCTCTATTTATTGGCATAATTTATCTCCTTTCCTATGCTGATGAAACAGTAGTTGTTATATAATTATCCATATGTGAGTTAATTCTAACTTCATACCAAGGATATGCATCTGAAACACCTATTGATGCTCCAATACCTGTATCCCAAGGTGCTCTACGAATAACTCTCAAATGACTTGTTGCTTGAGTAGGTCCAGAAGCATCTAAAACATAAGCACTTTGTCCAGTCTTATGACTTCCAGTTCCTAAAATATAAGGTGCATTATACACACCAACACCCATTCCTGCTGATGCAGTTACTGTAGCATCTGCTTGAATAAAGAATGTTTGGTCAGGGTCACTTGCAATATGAATCTTAACGTCTGTAGCTGTGGTTCCACCTGTAAAACTTCTTGCGAACTTTTGTTCTCCACTAGCATTTACGTAACTAATTCCTTGAAAAACACCTGCACACTTAACTGTTACATTTGCAGGATTAGGTTTAATTGTACCTAAAGACTCAATCATAATTGGGTCACCTGTAAATATATCAGAAGGTATTAACGCAGAAGCTACTTTAGGACTTACATTCAAATCAATAGTACGTATACCAGTAGAGTTAGAACCATCACCATTTTTCTTAGCGAGGACTAATCCTCTTGGGGCATTATTACTTGCCATAGTCTAATCTCCTTTATTGTTAAAATAGCAACAAAAGACTTACTCTTGAAAATTAGGTTGTCGACCTTTTGTTACTGTTGATTTACTTGAATTAGAAATGGGCATGCTAGAATTATTTCCTCTCATTAATTGACTGTTAACAGCTTCCATTAATTTATCAGACTTCTTTCTATAAAACTCATTTCTACTTTGGAATAACTTGGTAGGTATTTTACCTAACGCAATGTCTCCACGACAGACTGCTCCAGAGTATCTTCCATCCATCTTCACGACTGATGTTTGTTCTAATTCAGGTACTTCTTTAATATCAACAAATTGCCAACCTTCTTGCATTTTTTTACCAATATATTTAAAATCATCTTGACCTTTAAGAGTTATTCTTAACCATCCAAGAGTCATTCCTTCGTTTTTGAAACGATTCATTATTGCATCTGGTATGTGTAAACTATCTTGTTCTTCAAACTGATAATTTGTTTCTTCATTAGTATTATTTTCTCTTAATTGAGAACTACGTGTATTGATTCGTGTTGTCATTTATTTACCTCCACGTTGCATGTTTACTGTTGTATACTCACCTTCAGCTTGATTAGCTTTCAGCTTTTCTTGAGCATATTGTTCAAGGGGTATATTCCATTTTTCAGCTAATCTTACATCATCTTTTGAAAGCTTAACTTTATTTTTGGAACTAGGAGTGCTACGTGTACCTCCTGCTACCACTTGAGCAGGTGACGTTTCCTGCTTACGAGTTTCCTCAACTGGTTCATCTTCTTTTGTTTTGTATCTATGAGGAAAAGCTTCTTTTAATCTACTATCTACTTCTGTATAATAATCATCATCAGTAGGATTAAAACCTTCTTCTTTTAAATCTGCATCTATTGCTAGAGCAGCAGCAGTTCTTATTTTATCTT